CATTTCTCTCACCCACAATTCATATCCTGCCAAGCCATAATAGCCGCGAAACGCAATAACGTCATAACGTCCATCTCTGGGCTTGTGCTTGTTTGTTATGCGGCATAGCCACTTCATGCGGCCTCACCGCCCAATACCCAGTTCTCAGCCGTATCCTCAGCAAACTGCTCAGAACGCCCTGTCAGGTTGACCTCACTGATAATCGCGGAATCCTTAACAAGCATCACGACATATTCGCCCTTCTCTCGAAAAACGAAAGCCGCTCTGTCACTAAAATCACCACTGCCAAAAAATTGATGTACTAGCATCACTCCACCCCAAATTCTTCGCACCAATCCTTCAGGCCGACCTTACCCTTGCTCATCTGATACAGCTTCATCATCTGCTTTGCTGATGGTGGTGCTTTACGGTTAACCCAGTTATGCACTGTCGGTTGTGTTACATCTAGCATCCGAGACAGATCAGCCTGTCTAATGCCCTTCGTTACTAGCCATTCTGCCAATTTCATTTTATTATCCTGTGGTTAAAAAGTTACAATATAAATCTAATATAATTTTTTACTTGCGAGGTCAACCAAGATTTGTTAAAACTAGTTTATAACAAACAGAGAGGAAAATATGAAATTTACAATTCAGGAATACCGCCAAGCGTTACAAGGTCATGACTGGTTCTATGACTACTCAGAAGACCCAAGCGTGTTTCGCAGAGGTGCTGAACAACGCTCCACACTGTACGCTATGCAGTATCAGTTAGATCGTGATTACCAAATTTGGAATGAGTTTGCCCCGCAAATTTATCATCGTGAGGTCAGTCATGGAGTCAGTTAACCTAACAAGGACTTTGGCAAGAAACCATCATGCCAAAAACTATAAGGTCTGCTTGGTGGTTGATTTTTATAGAGAGTACGTCATTAGTGCGCGGTCTAGCGATGAGGCAATAGAATTGGCAGAGGCAAGGTTAAAGCAACGCCATAGCAGTATGTCTCAGAGAGGCTTTGTTATTGGCGATGTAGAAATTGTACAGGTGACAGAACATGAGTGAAGAAAACTTCCTAAAGATTGGTCTGGATCACTTCAGCCCATCACAGCTACTGCGGCCGACACCAAACTGGTTGTTTGAGTATGTCTATCTTAGCAAGGAACAGCGCAGAGCCATCACAGTAGGCGAGAACGCCGCCTATGGCACAGCCGTACACAATGGCATACAGGCTTTTCTTATCAGCGATATTGACATGGATCAGGCTGTTGATCAGGCGTTGCTAGAATATGACTTCCACCCTGCTGATGAGGATCAGGAAAAGCGCATTGAGTTCCGTGAACGCATTGACCCAGCCGTCCGGCTAGGCTGTGAGCATTTTGCTGAGATGTTAGGCGCAGAGGCAGAGCAGAAGATACATCTGGAATTGCCTGACATATCTGTCCCGCTAACAGGCTACATTGACTTGGTACATGACGGCAATCTCTATGAGATGAAGACCAAAGCACCGCGCAAAGGTCAGGTTAAAAAGGACGGCACTCGTGGCTGGTCTAAACCAGCTATGCCAAAAGAGCCTGACTATAATCACCTCTGCCAAGTTGCAGTCTACCATGCGGCAACAGGCTTAAAGCCAAACATTGTGTACATTAGCGACAGTGACATTGTGCATTTTGATCGAGACAACTGCGATAAGTTATCGCCTGAAAGTTTAGAGTTCTGCCTGTATGACCTACGGCGTAGGGCTTTGATCCGGCAAAACCTACTGGCAATCAGCACCGACCCCAAGGTGCTTGCTGGTCTGGTAGAGCCAGAATTTAACCATCCATTCTATTGGAACAACCAGTTTATTGATGAAGCGAGGACACTATGGAATCTATAAACAAATCTGTATGGAACACACTATCAGCCGTTGACGTTAACAAATACGCTGAGAAAAAGAACGGCTTTACCTATCTAAGCTGGGCATGGGCTTGGTCTATTCTAAAAGACCATTACCCTGATGCCACATATCATAAGCATATTTTTAACGGCCTACCGTTTATGCTTGACCCTAACGGCTACGGCTATGTGCAAGTCACAGTATCCGTTCCAAGCCTAGACTCGTCATGCACAGAGATTATGCCTGTCCTGAACCACGCTAATAGGCCTATCCAGAACCCAGACAGCTTTGAGGTGAACAAGTCGCTTCAGCGTTGCTTGGCAAAGGCCATAGCCGCATTAGGACTGGGCGCATACTTGTTTCAGGGTGAAGACCTACCGCAGACTGTTGCAAGCAGTCCTGCGCCGTCTGCACCGCCACCAGCAAAGGATTTCAAGAAGGTATCAATCCCTCTTGAACAAGAGATCAGGTTAGCACCTGACATAGAGAGCCTGAAGGCTCTTTATAACCGTGTCTCTGAGACTCTGTCCCCAGAGAAAAAAGATTTATTTAGGCAACGTAAAATGGAGATTCTTAATGGCTGATTATGATAATAACCTTCGGGGCGTTCTGTTTGTGAACCACAAAAAGGAAAACCCTAAACAACCTGACATGACAGGTAGCTGTGAGATTGACGGCGTTGAATATTGGCTTTCGGCTTGGAACAAAGTGTCTGCTAAAAACGATACTTACATGAGCCTTGCACTGTCACTGAAGGACGCAAAGCCTAATGGTGAGGCAACACCACAGCCACAGGCACAGCAACAGGTAGCCCTAGATGATGACGTTCCTTTCTAGGTTTCGCCGCAAGCCACAGGTCACAGCCAGTAGAAACCGCAAGGTCAAGCTGGTTGTGCCTCGTGAATTTGGTTTGCTTATAACGGAAGATGATTGCGCTGATATGTTTATTTACAGGCAATCACCTGACGAACAACTAGACTTAGCTTCACGGTTAATAACCGTTGCACTAGAACGCAGAAGGGCTGAACGCCGTGAAGAAAGCAAAAAAGATTGACCGCAGTGGGCGGCAACCGTGGGGTGGCAACGGTACTTGCCACTATTGTAATAATCAATTTAGTTGGAAGACAGACGGTCTAGCCAACGCTAAAGGAAAGGTATTTTGTAACCATGACTGTTTTCAGAAGAATATACACCGCAATTCAAGTGCTGTTCGGGAAGCCCCTGACTTTGACAGCCTATGACCGCCGTGACCTAAACTATGTGAGGGTTAAGGACATCATTAACATCGTTAGTGAGGTGAAGGGTGTTGCCGTGATTGACATCCTGAGCCGCCGCCGTCAGCACAATGTGACTGGTGCTAGACACCTCGCAATGGTAGCGGCTTTACGATACACAAGGGCAAATTATTCGGATATTGGCAGAGTGTTTGGCAAAGACCACACAACTGTGTACAATGCGGAGAAGAAATACAAACGTGCTGATATGCACATGATCTCTGACTTGAACACGGTGAAAAAACGCCTTGACGAGCTTGCCGCCTGAATTATTTATAGCTGTACCAGACCTAAGTAACACAACTGCTGGTCTGGTTGGCGAACACTTAGCCTCAGCCGCCATATTACAGCGCGGCTGGGCTTGCTCTATGGCACAGCAGGACGCATTTGATCTTATAGCCAATATGGGCAGAGAATGTTATCGGGTACAGGTCAGATCGTGTTGCTGGTCAAAGCGAATTAAGGTTGCGCGGCAGGGTAAGCACAGCTTGCAGTTTCCTGTCGGCAAAGGTGGCAATAAACGATTTCCCACTTACGATGATTATGATATTCTAGCCCTCGTGTCCTCTGAACAGCGAGGGTGTTTTTTTATGCCTGTGTCTTCGGTGGACAAAATCAAACTAACTTTACCCACAACCTATTTCGACAGCCCAGAGCGCGAAATAGATAGCTGGGATCAAACCATAAGGATGCTAAGAGATGAGCTTACCCAACAGACGACCATGCGTAACAACAGAGCTAGGAATGGGTCTGGCAGTGACTGTCAGCTTTCACCCCAATACAGGTGATGCTGTCGAGGTGTTTATGACTGGGCGTGGCAAGGCGTCTGACAATGAAATGCAAAATGTGTTATATAACATGGGTGTTGAGGTAAGTAAGCTGATGCAGAAAGAGGTTGACCTTGGATCATACACAACAACTGATCGACTTGATCAAACAGCATGAGGGCTTTGTAGAACACGCATACAAGGACTCTGAGGGTTATTTGACTATTGGTTATGGACGCTTGATAGACGAGCGTCTGGGCGGCGGTATCTCTGCTAAAGAGGCAGAGTTTTTGCTGATGAACGATATCAATCAGGTGATCGAGGCCGCCAAGAAATACACCTTCTGGGATAGCCTGAACGAGCCACGCAAAGCCGTCATCATCAGCATGATGTTCAATCTAGGCCAGCCACGCTTCGACAAGTTCCGCAACACTAAGGATGCTATCCACGCTGGTGACTATGGCAAGGCCGCAGATGAAATGCTTGACAGTATGTGGCGCAAGCAAGTCGGTCATAGGGCAGAGCATCTTGCAGAGATGATGAGAACAGGGGAATGGCAATGACCCCGAAAAAACTAGACGCTTGGCGTATCGTTCCAAGGGCATTGATATTTACTTACATGATAGTCTTCTATCAATTCTGCCAGTGGTTCATGTCTTTGCCAGAGCCGAATAACGCCCAAGCTGGTGGGTTTTCCGTCATAGTCGGCGCAGGGGCGGCTTGGTTCGGCTTGTATGTCAACAGCAAACCATCAGGAGATATTTCACATGATGACGCTACTAGGTAGCCTGTTAGGGTTCGGGACATCGTTCTTGCCAGAGGTTCTGGCTTACTTTCGGGCTGGGCAGGAACACAAGCAAAAGCTGGATGAGATGCGGCTTCAGGGCGAGTTGATGCAGATTCGCTCTAGCCTCAAGTTACAAGAGCTTGATGCAGAGGCTGATATAGCCGAAACAAAGGGTATCTATCAACATGACCGATCTATTGACGCTGGGGGATTTGTCAACGCTCTGCGCGGCAGTGTGCGCCCTGTTATTACTTATGCCTTCTTCATAATGTTTGTCTGCGTTGAGGTGGTCATCATGCTGAAGGTGATGGAATCCGGCGGCGACTGGAAGGATGCGGTTGAGCTTATGTGGTCACCTGAGACACAGGGGCTGTTTGCCGCTATTATGTCGTTCTGGTTCGGCAATCGCGCCGTTAGCAAATATTACGGCAAAAAGTAATGGGAATAATACCCACCTATTTTTCACACTAAATATCTAGGCAAAAAAAGACCCAGTGGCGAAAGGAGAGAAACCACTGGGTCAGTTGGGGAGGAAAATCCATGCCATAAGCATGGATACTATTATAGGTTGCCGAAATAATAAAGCAAGCCCCAAAAGTTGTAGGTAGGATGCAGGATGTTAGTCCAACTAAGACAGTACAATACCGCAAAGCCACCCAGAATTACATTCATCATTACTCTAGCCATTACTTGACCCCTTTCTTAACAATGTCTTCTGCGGATGCCATAACGCGATCAGCATACTCGACCAGCGTCATCTCTTTCTCATCCAGTGGGTTTAACTCGATAAACTTTTTAACTGCGCTTTTAACAGACGAATAGAAGCCGACATTGCGCCAGCCCTTTTTACCGCCAACAAATGTTTGTAGGGTGTAGTTCGGGTGGTCAGCCTCGATCTGGTAGTCTTTACTGATAAAGATGATTTGCTTACTCATTAGAGCATCTCCCTTGTTAATGGTTCTGCGCCGCTATCAATGGCGGTCATGTTTTCATTCATTAGCTCAACCCACGCCTCTTGGAACTGGCTAAAATCACCAGCAGATATTGTGCCACGCCCAAGGTGGTTGCTCCACTGGATATACTTGTAATCAAGATCGTCTAAGTCGAGCCAACGATACTTTGATTTGATCTTATCTTTCGTGATCATAATTACCCCCTCTTAGGACGAT